AACTTTTTGAAAAAATCAAAAAAAGTGCAGAATATTATCTAGAAAAGGAAGAAGATGATGAGATGGAGGCTTTACAAAAAGAAGCAGAAGATAACGGTGCAGAGATTTGGAATAATGAGAGGTAATCTCTTAATATGGGTGTTTATTAAATAAATTAAATTATTATATAAACAAAAATGAAAAACAGCGAAAAATATCAAAACGACATAAATCTATTACAGAGAGTTAGGTCTATGCTATGCTATGGGTATTTGGGAGAAATAGAGGTGGTAGAAAAGATGGGGTTATCGGAAGAAGAAAAGAGAAAATTAAAAGAGGAGAAGGACGAAACTTTTAATGTGGCTTTGGAGGTCATTACAGACAAAATAAACGAGTTGTTAGACAAGTCTAATCAGATAGAGGGAAATGATAGGTAATTAAATTATTAAATAAAAAGATATATGGCAAGTAACTTTACAGCATTGGGAAACTTTCAAAGGGGGTATTTGGATAGGGTGTTAGGTAGGAAAGGAATTAAGTCTACGGCCCAGAGAATAGAAAAAATGCTAACAAATACCAGTGGAGAATTTTATCCTATAAGTTCAATTTCTTTTATTAAGTTTAGACAGGAGATTTGGGAATTGGCTAGTGGGAGAAAGGTAGAAGGAGAAAAGGAATTGATAAAAAGATTGTTGCAAGAATTGGAAGTCCGTATCTGGAATGACTTGGACGAGAATAGACAAAGTGAATTGCTAAAAGAGTTTGAAAAGTAGGGTTATAAGGTTCTTATATAATTTATAGGTTATAGTAAAATATTGATAAAAACAGTTGACATTTGTATAGGTAGGTATATAATTAAGTATAATTAAATTATTAAACCATACAAAAATGAAAATATTTACAACTATCAAAACAGGTTATGCTTATTCAAGAAATTACGGTTGGCGTGGCGATTACTACAAAATCATTGTAATAAATGGGAAGAAAACATACTCATACAACTTATTAACAGGTTATGAAAAAACAGAACCCGTTAAACAATACTTAAAAAATAAAGGTTATACAGAACTCTACACAGGAACTGATATTTACGGACAAATTAAAAGAAATGATATCAAAGGGTACAGGTTTGATACTCTTGAAGATATTAAAAGAGATATTAAATAAAAAAAACAGGGACAAGAAGATTTATTTTTCTTCTTGCCCCGTTTTGAACATATCTAAATTGTAAAATCAAAAATCAAAAATCAAAAATATAATCCACTATCAAAAGAATACCTTAAATAAATTATAAGAAATTAAAGAAATGTATTATTGGTATAGAAGTGATAAATATATGATTGTAAGTCCATATTTTACAAAGAAAGAGGAAGCATTAAGATATAGGAAACAATATATCTCCCATTGGTGGAGATTAGAAGATAGTCCATATCTTGAATTATTAAAAAAGAATTAAAAACATAGTATCTAATTTATAAAATAAAATAAAAATGGAAAATAAAACAAAAAGTGTAGCAGAAATTGAGAAAGCACTTAAAGGAAATATTCCTTATAAGTGGAAGATACAATCTTTTGCAAAGAACGATACGCTTGGAGTTTGTGTTGCATATATTGATGCGAGAGATGTAATGGACAGACTTGATAGTGCAGTTGGAATTGAAAACTGGCAAGACAGTTATTACAGAGATAGTTCTGGAAACCTTGTATGTAAATTAGGTATTAGAATAAACGGAGAGTGGATTTATAAAGAAGATACAGGAGTATCAGGAGATTTTGAGAAGGAAAAAAGTGAGTATTCAGACGCTTTCAAAAGAAGTGCAGTAAAGTGGGGTATTGGGAGATTTCTTTATGATTTGGATATGAGATTAGTAAGAGTAGCGAATAAAAAGCCAGTAGACGAAAAAGGAGTAGTAATTAAAGATTTAACAAAATATTTTAATTTATTAGATAAGAATAATGGAGAAAGTAATTAGAGTTTATGATAAGAATGGTAAACCCTTATACACTAGGATTTATGCTTGGAGTGATTTTAGACAACAGATTTTGAGTTATCCGAATGTGGTTAAAATTAGAGAACAGATTAAAAAAGAGCAAGAAGAAGAAATAGGAAAAATGAAAATAAATGGAAAGGAAAACTTGGAGAAGGTTTTGAAAGGCTGGTTAAAATAGTTGTTAGTTTATTTAATTTATTTAAGTTTTAATAAAATAAAAATATGGTTACTTTAACAGAAGAAGGGTTCAAGAGTTCTTATAATCTTGACGAAATGTTAGCAGAAGATGCTTTATGGCTAGTTAAACAAGCAGGGAAGAACAAGAATGAGTTTCTTAAAATAGCAAGTCAGATACAACTGGGACAAAAGGAATGGGACTTGTTTTGGAAAGAGTTAAGATTGCAAAAATTAAATTATAAGTAAAATAAAAATGGAAAACAAAGAGGAATGGTTAAAACTATTAAAAGAAGCTAAGGCATTCTGTTATATTAAACCAACTAGGCACATTCACGATTCAGGACTTAGATGTTTTGAAGTCGGATACTTAACAATGGGAGAAGATAATAGGATTAAAGATAAATTAGTATTAGGAGAATATTCAGACCATATTCAATTGTATAACTGGGATATTCTTGAAACAAGAGAACAAGGAAAATTGGTATGGGAAGTGTTAGAGCCGAATATTGATTTAACAACAGATGGATATTTAAGGATATATTCACTTGGAGGCAGAATTAAGTATTGGTGGGGTTCTATGGATTTTGTTTGTAGTTCCGCACAATTATCTAAATTATAAAGTAAAATAAAGAATGGAAAATAAAATAAAATATGATGTACAGAAAGATATTAGGACAGTTAAAATAGATTGGTTTATTTATGTAATAGTATTCTTGATTACGGTTTTAGTTGCAGTAACAATAATTGCTTTAATTTTAACAGTTGGGAAGTTTTTATCAGGTGAGTATAACGAAGCATTGAATACTTGTATAAATAAGGGGTTTACAGAAGCATATTGTAGAGCAAAGGTTTTGTAAATTAAGGAAAGAAGTTCTTTTAGAATTAAATATAAATCGCCACTTGTTCAGTAGGGCAAAGGAACGGATACTTCGTGCATAGAAAATAGCCGTTTCTACTTTACCCTACATCAGGGGGTGCGATATAACAGTTACTTCGTCTTAAAAACAATATAACTGTTGTTAATTATCGCCCCTACTGAATGGGTGGTGATAGGAACGGATACTTCAATAATGGTTATATTGACTAAGTCTGTAATGTTCGGACATCTCCGTTCCTACTATTCCCCTTTAAGTTTTAATTATTTAATAAAATGTCTAGATTTAATACAAAAGTAAACAACACCACTACAAACTTAGCAGGTGGTAAAGCATTTAAGATGGATGCAGAGCAAGAGTTGTTGCACACGGTTCTTACAACATTCCTTGAAGATAAATATTATGAAAGTGATGATAAAAGATTGGAAAGAATAAAAAACTTAGTCGCTGAATGTGAACCTGAATATGTCGCAAAGTTGGCATATGTAGCAAGAAAAGAGTTTAACCTTAGGAGTGTTCCTGTCGTGCTTTTAGGAGAATTGTCTAAGATACACAGGGGAGATGACCTTGTAAGAAAAGCTATTGAAAACACAGTGATAAGAGTTGATGATTTAACCGAATTGGTTGCATACCTTGATTGTAAATTACCTAAGCAAGTTAAAAGAGGTATAAGAAGGGCATTGTATAAGTTCTCTGGCTATCAGTTGGCAAAATACAGAGGAGAGGGGAAGTCGGTAAAGTTAGTAGATGTGTTTAATTTAGTTCACCCTAAGCCACAGTTTGCTACGGAAGCACAACAAAAAGCTTGGAAAGATTTAATAAATGGAGAATTAAAGGTAACTGGTCAGACTTGGGAAGCAGTAATCTCTGCTTCTAAGGACAAGAAAAAAGACTGGGAAAGATTGGTAACCGAAAATAAACTGGGATATATGGCTTTGTTAAGAAACCTTAATAATTTGATAAAAAACAATGTAGACGAGGATATACTGGAAAAGGCATTGGCAAAATTAACAGACAAGGAAGAGGTTAAAAAATCTAAGCAATTACCGTTTAGGTTTCTTACCGCTTATGATAATGTAGAGGGAAATAGAAAAGTTGCAGATGCAATTTCAGTCGCAATGGATTATGCAGTTGGAAATGCACCAGCATTAAGTGGTAAAACATTAGTAGCAATTGACTGCTCTGGTTCTATGGAGGGCAGACCTATGGAGATTGCTTCTATCTTTGGTGCAACACTTGCGAAAGCAAATACAAGTGCAGACCTTATTTTGTATGATGATGAGGTTTATGAGTTTAATTTTTCAAGTAGGACACCAGTAATAGACTTAGCAAAAAGAATACAAAAAGAAGCAAACGGTGGTGGGACGGACACTTCGTTGGTTTTTAAGTATGCAGAGGAAACTGGGAAAAAGTATGACAGGATAATAATTATATCTGACAATCAGTCGTGGCAGGACAGTTATAGTTCTTGGGGTTATTATGTTGTGGGTGGCTCACAGGCACAATATAACAAGTATAAGAAAAATATGAATGTTGACCCTTTTGTTTATGCAATTGATGTTCAGGGTTATGGGACAAAAGACCTATCCAGTCCGAAGTGTATTCATTTGGCAGGTTGGTCAGACAGATTGCTAGACTTTATTGGTATATATGAGAAAGGAAATTCTATGGTTGACTATATAAAATCGGTAACCTTAGAGTAAAGAAAGAAATTAAATTATTAAACAAAATAAAATGGATATTAAAAATATGAGTACAGAAGAACTAAAAAATGAGTATAGAAGCCTGTATCAAATGATATATGTAGTAGAATGCTACGGAATAAGTGATATACAACAACTACAACAAATAGCAATAGAACTAGAAAAAAGGGGAATAAAAATTGATACAGAGCCTACTTTTAACAAAGATAATTAAATTATTAAACAAAATAAAATGAAAAACACGATTATGATAATTGTAATAGTTTTGTTAGCAATATTTGGAATAGTAATGTATTCAAAGAATGTGCAACTTAGTAAAGGGATTGATTTGATAAATGAGGAGTTTAATAAACAGAGTTTAATTGATTATTGCATAAAATCGGCTTATGAAACTTATATAGAAGATTGGAATACTGCTTGTAGAAGCCTGTATTTAGGAGATAATTGTTTATTACCTGCATATAAGTCGGACAGGATAGACACAGCATACAAAGAGGCACAAAACAGGTGTATTGAAAGGTATAAGTAAGAATATGAATAAGATTGTTATAAAATATAAAGGGGAATGTGATATAGAAGATATATTCTTTTATGTAGTTAGTGCTTACAGGGAAGTTAGTGGCATAAAGGATAAAAGTTTTAATATTGTTAAGAAGTTTAATGATGAATTAGGAACTATTGTAGTAGTAAAAAAAGTTTGGAACGATTATTGGTTTGAAGTTTCTGGTGGAAGTAAAGTATCTAAATTGTTAAAGGAGAAAGAAAATGGGTAGAAAAATAAAGGAAAAAGGGTTGTTAGAGATGATATATGCAATGGGGAGTGTTGGCGAACCCTTTGGTTTATTTGAACCTTATATTTGGAGAGATAAAATAGGAGATGGTAAATGGCATTGTGAAATTAGAAGTGTAGATGTGATTATGGCAAGTTCCTCAGGTATGGTATTGGAAAATGTTGTGAGAGATGTTTATGAGCAAATGTTATCTAAATTATTAAAAGAAGAAAATGAAAGTAATACAAGCAGAGTTAAAAAACTATAATAGAAGGGCTGATAATAGTGTATCTTTAAGACTAGACAGTTTAATTGAATTAAGTAGTTCAGATATAGCAGAAATTGATAGCCATAGGGGAGATATTGCAGTAGTGGTTCTAACGGATAGCTTAGTAGGCAACGATGTAGATATCGATATTGACGATATTCTTAAAAACTTACCAGAGAATGACACTCTTGAATACAAAAGTCCTAGCAAAAGATTTAGAAATGTGTTATGGAAATTGCTTGAACAAAAATTGGGAAGGAAGCCGACAAAAGAGGAGTTTGCTTCCTATTATAAAAATGAATATGAGAAGATTATTTTACATTATAAGAACAAGTTTGAAGATTAAATTGTAAAGGAGAAATAAAATGAAGAGAGAAAAATTGTATACAACTGGAATGCTGGGCAGAATGTTTAATTTGAAAAGAATAACAGTTACAAGGAGATGTTCAGGTCCGAGAGGTAGGGATAGGTGGGGTGCAGAAAAAATTAACACAATAGATGGGAAAAAGGTTTATGTTGTTCCTGAAAGTAAACTTTATTTATGGAAAATTGGTGATAGAAAAGTATATCGTGGTAGGAAACCTATTTTAAGAAATGAAGAAAGCAAAGAAGAAGATAATATTGTATAATATATAATGGATAATAATAAAAAGTTTGTAAAAGACTTAGAAAAGGGAAAGACTTTTGAAAGACTAATTTGTGAAAAGTTAAGTCCAGAGTTTAATGGATTAAAGGTTTTTGAAGGTTATCAAAAGGGTTTTGATTTAATTGATAGCACAGGATATAAGATAGAAGTAAAGACAGATTTTGAAAGCGAGAAAACAGATAATATTGCTATTGAAATTAGATGTAGAGATAGTTTGTCAGGACTAGCAACTACAAAAGCAAAAGAGTGGATACATATTTTTTGGTATAATGGAGAGTGGTATTTTTTAAGATGTAAAGTTTTAGACTTAAAGGGGTTTATTAGGAGTAACTGGAAATATTTGAAAAAGGTAAAAGGTGGTGATAATAGTTTAAGTGAAATGGTTTTGATTAGTAAAGATTTGATAATGGACAGATTTGACTTTTATGAGCTAGGTGCTACAATGGAGTATGGCAAGTGAATACAAGAGAGCAAAGAACAGGGCTTGGAAATGGTTTAGTTTATATATTAGGGCAAGAGATTGTATTAAAACAACAGGAAGTATTAGTCGGGGCAAGTGTGTAACTTGTGGTAAAGAGTTTAATTTTAAGGATTTACAGGCAGGACATTTTGTGCAAGGCAGGAATAATGCTGTTTTGTTTAATGAGCTAGGGGTTCACTCGCAGTGCAGATTTTGTAACCTGTGGGGTCGTGGAAGGTTAGATTTATATGCAAAGTATATGTATGATAATTATGAGAAGGAAGTAGTAGATGGTTTAATTGCTAATAAATGGAGTTTAGTCAGGTTTAAGGAAAGTGATTTGAATAAAATAGGAGATAAATATAAGAAGAAATACAAGGAACTAGTTGAGAAATATGGAGAACCTGAATAGAATTAAAACAAAGGTAATGGTGGAATAAAATAAAAATATATAAATTAACTTAATAGTTTTATGAGTAAGAAAAAGTCAAGTTTTGTTCCTATGCTCTCTTTGTCGGCAATGTTGGCAATATCTATGTATATTGCATTTCAGATTTTTGCAGATATTCTTTCTACAAAAATAGCATTCCTTCCATTACTTAATCTTGCAGTAGATGGAGGAACAATCATATATCCACTAACATTTACAGTTAGGGATTTTGTTCATAAAACATTAGGTAAAAAGATAGCAAGACAGGTTGTTATTATGGCAGGAATATTAAATGTTATAATGGTAGGTTTGTTCTGGTTAATAGGAAAATTACCTGCAGATGTGTCTTGGGGTTATCAGGAAGCATATATATCTATTTTAATGCCAGTTGCTAGAATTACATTAGCAAGTATTATTGCGGAGGTGTTTAGTGAGTTAATAGATACGGAGATATTCTCAAGGATATATAAGAAGTTTGGTCAGAAGGATATATTGGCAGTATTAGTAAGTAACGGAGTTGCTTTAGTAGTAGATAGTTTTATCTTTGGGTTTATTGCTTTCACAGGTGCATTACCTATGGAAGTTGTATGGCAGATTATTCTTGCAAATGTTCTAATTAAAGGTGTAATGAGTTTGTTATCGACACCTATTATAAAACTAATTCCTAGAAGGGTTGAATTAGATAAAATATAAGAACAGTACAAGAAAGATATAGTTTAAGTTTTATGAGATAGGGGAGTGCGACTGTACTTTGCTTGTAGTGATAAACAACAGATAGGATATTTGATTGAAAAGAAAGGTGTTAAGAATATATTATTCTCTTATGCCTATGTTAAAGATTGTTCTTTTTTAACTAAATATAAAGGAATACACTTTCTCGTTGACAGCGGGGCATTTACTGCTTGGACTAAAGGTAAGCAAGTAGATATAGATGCGTATATTGAATATATCAAAGAGGAGATAGAACCGCTAAGAAAGTATAATAATGTAAATGTGATTAATTTAGATGTTATACCAGGGCAATTTGGAAAGAAGCCAACAATAGAGGAAAGGGAGTTGTCAGCAAGAAAGGGGCTAGAGAATTATCTATATATGAAAGGGAAGGGTATAGAAACAATACATACTTATCATATGTACGAAAAGAAAGAGGTGTTAGATGAGATTAAGAAGTATTGTAAGTATATAGGTATAAGCCCTGCAAATGATGCAAGTATAGTTAAGAGAGTGGAATGGTTAAAGTGGGTTTTCTATGATTTAAGAACAGATTACAAGACCCATATATTAGGATTAACAGCAGATGTAATGTTAAAGCAAATACCTGTATATAGTGCTGATAGTTCTTCTTGGCAATCTGGAACAATGTGGGGAAGGGCAATAGATGTTAAGGATAAGGGTTTAGAGAAGTTTATTACGGAGAGAGGGAGGAGAGAAAGAAGTTGGAATCATAATGTAGAGAAGTTATTAAAGAAAGAAGATTTCTATACTAAATTATGGGAAAAGAGAGGAGTAAAATGGAGTTAAAGTATAAATTAGAGGGATTTTTGCCAGAGGAATTAGATAGTGTATATAAATTATTTAATAAGTTTAGTAAGGAGGTTGGTTTTGTAATGAAACCATCAATAATAGAAAGTGCTAGAAGAAGAAACTTAATTGTAGTTAAAGATGGGGATAAGGTAATAGGGAGTTGTAAGTTTAATATAAGAAAGAGAGATAAAGTTGGTGTAATATATGAAGTGGTAGTTGATAATGAATATAGAGGTAAAGGAATAGGGTTAGAGTGTATTAACATAGTTAGAGGTAAGTGTTTATATTTAGAGTTAAAGTGTCCTATTGATAATGAAAGTAATAAGTTTTATGAGAGAATAGGTTTTAAGAAAGTAGGTGTTGTTAGTGGTAAAAAGAGAGAGTTAAATGTATGGAGAATACTAGGTAGATAAATTAAAAAAGGTATTAATTTTAATTATAAAAGGAATGAATAATATTATAGGTAAAGATTTAATCGTTGATATAAACAAAGTTATTCCGAATACTTGGAATCCGAAAGAGGGAATAGAGGAAAGCACAGAGAACAAGAAAAAGTATGAAGAAATAAAAGAGGAAATAAGGAAGAAAGGGTTATTTGAAGCAATTACGGTTAGAGAGTTAGGGGATAAGTATGAAATCTTGGACGGATACCATAGGTGGTTAGCTTGTAAAGAATTAGGATTTAATAAAATAAGAATAAACAATCTAGGTAAAATAGATGATAAACTGGCAAGGGCGATTACAGTAATAAAAGAACAAAAAAGAGTTCCTCTTAGTGAGTTAGGAGTTGCAGATTTGGTGGGTTGGTTTAGAGAACAAGGAACAGAGAAAGGAGATGTTATGGATTTATTAGGTTATACAGAAGAGCAATATGAAGAATATGAAAAATTGTTTGATTTTAATTGGGAAGAGTTTGGTAAAGATGAAGTAGATATAGAGCCAGAAGAGGCACAAGAAATAACTTGTCCGAAGTGTGGACATAAGTTTACTTTATAGATAGTATGAATAAAAACGATATGAAAAACGATATAAGCCACTTAGATGGACATAGAGTAATGTTTACTTCAGAATATCAGCCTAGTCCAGAGGCAAAGAGTAAAGGTTGGGAAAGAAGAAGGGCAAAACAAGAGATAATGGATATGATAACTAGGTTAAGAGATTTAAGTATGAAAGATTTAGAAGATTTGAAAGAAGATATAAAAAACAATCCTGATAAACATACTGTATTGGAAGCTAAAATGGTTCAATATATAAGCAAAGAGAGATTTACAGTAGATTTCTTAGATAGGAATGTAGGGAGAGCACCACAAGATATTGATGTTACAACAGGTGGTGAAAAAATAGATACCGTAGTTGTTAAGTTTATTGAAACAAAAGATGAAGCTGGAAATAAATGCAACGAAAGTATTGAAGAAGACACTACGAGCAGAGAAGAAGTATAAGATTATTTGCCACGAAGGAGGTTCAAGAAGTTCTAAAACTTGGAGTATATTTCAATTCTTTTTGTTGAAAGCAGTAAAAGGAGACTGTATAACTGTTACTATTGTTAGAGATAAACTAACTTGGATTAAAAGTACATTGTTAAAAGATTTTGCAGAAATGGTGAATATGTATGGTCTAAGCATAACACCAGAAATAAACTTTAATAGAGCAGACCAGGTTTATAATGTAAATGGTAGTGAGTTTGCTTTTTATGGATTAGACTATGCAGAAAAATTGCACGGAAGAAAGCAGGATTGGTTTTGGATAAATGAGGCATTAGAAGTTGAAAAAAGACATTTTGACCAGTTAGAAATGAGGACAAGTAAAGGTGGTTTAATAGACTACAATCCATATAATGATGTAGGCTGGGTTTATGATATTCAGAAGCGACCTGATGTTTATGTTATTCATTCTACGATGTTAGACAATCCTTTTTTAGCAGAGAATATTATTAGAAAGATTAAAAGTTATGAACCTACGCCAGAGAACATTAAAAACGGAACGGCTGATAATTATATGTGGGAAGTTTATGGATTGGGAAACAAGGCTAAGTTGCAAGGTGTAATATTTGTTAACTGGGATATTGTAGAGGGTATTCCTGATGGTGCTAGGTTTTTGGGATATGGGCTGGACTTTGGTTTTAGAAATGACCCTACTGCATTAGTTGGTCTTTGGGAGTTTGATAAGGAATTATATGCAGATAATCCTATTTATAGAACTGGAATGCTGAATAGTGATATTATAAACGAATTAAAGAAGTTAAAAGTGAATAGTGGTGATTTGATAGTTGGTGATAGTAGTGAGCCGAAAAGTATTGAGGAAATTAGAAGGGCAGGGTTTAATATTAAGGGTGCGTATAAAGGTGCTGATAGTGTTAGGTATGGAATTGATTTATTAAAATCTTTTAAGATACATATAACTAAAAGGAGTATTGAAATGGAAAATGAGTTAAGAAAATATAAATGGAAAGAAGATAGAAATGGAAATATGTTAAATGAACCTATTGACGAGTTGAATCATAGCATTGATAGTTTAAGATATATTGCAATGGAGAAATTAGGGAATAAACAAGAAGTACAGATTTTGAATAGGGAGTTGCTTGGATTGTAAAGATTGTAAATAGTAAGAATAAATAGTAAGGATTGTAAATTGAAATTGTAATTATGTTATAATTTTGGTACGATTATAGTAGGAAAAGAAATAAAACAATTTTATAGTTGGTTGTTTTAATAAATTGTTAATCTAAAAGAATGTTCACAGTTAGTAAAGATACGAGTTTGAATGCAGATTTGATTAAGATGGCTATTGAAGTAAATGAAGATGAGCGAGAGAGGTTTGAGAGATTAGACAGATATTATATTGGCAATCACGATATTCTCCAAAGGACGAAACCTAAGACAGCAAAAAATAATAAAGTTGTTGTTAATCACGCTAGTTATATAGTCGATTTGAATACTGGATACTTAGTAGGTAATCCTGTTGATTATAAAATTGATGATAAGTTTGATGCAGAAGTAGTTTTAGAACAATACAGAGAACAAGTAATTTCTAATACTGATAATGAGATAGTTAAGAAGTTGGGCATTTTTGGTAGGCAGTATGAATTGGTTTATAATGTAGGAAATGATACTAGAAGTGCTATTGTAGATGATAGAAATTGTATTTGTATTTATGATGATACTGTTGAGCATAATAAATTATTTGCTATTTTGTATCAATTAGGGGAAAGGAAAGGAGAGTATAAAAGCATTAAGGTTTACGATAACAAATTTTTTAATGATTGTGTAGTTGAAGGAAAGACAATAGCAATCGGTGAAGGTATACCACATTTATTTGGGAAAGTACCTGTAATACAGTTTAAGAATAATAGTGAAATGACTGGGGACTTTGAGCAAGTGATAAGTTTAATTGATGCTTATAATACTTTGCAGTCAGATAGAATAAATGATATTGAACAACTGGTTGAAAGTATCTTGGTTGGTTATGGGGTTCAATTAGAAGAAAAGCAGATGCGAGAGTTAATAGAACAAAGAACATTATTTGGTTTACCAATAGACAGCAAACTGGATTATCTAATGAGGCAGTTGGACGAAGGTCAGTTAGACATTTTAAGAAAGACTATTGAGAATGATATTTTTAAGATAGCGAAAGTTCCTAATATGTCAGACGAAAACTTTGCAGGAAATAGTAGTGGTGTTGCTTTGAGTTATAAGTTACTTCCTTTTGAAATGAATACTACAACAAAGGAAAGATTTGTTGAAGACGGATTAAAAGAAAGATTTGAACTTTATAACAACTATTATGTAGCACTTGGTAAAATGGAGAAAATACCTTTAAGTAAGATAGATGTTTTGTTTAAGAGAAGTTTACCACAAAACTTAGTTGAGTTGAGCCAGATAATAGTGAATCTTCAAGGATTAGTTGATGACGAAACATTGGTTGGTTTGTTACCTTTTGTTGATGACGCAAGTGCAGTAGTTGAGAAGAACAGAGAAGAAGAAAGGGAAAGGCTTGGAATAGGAAACTTTGGAACTGCAAAAGAGAATACAGGGGAAGAAAATGAGAAGGTAGGATTGGAAGAAGAAGCAGGAATAGAATAACTTGATAGGGTTAACTTAATAGAGACAAGAAATGGCAAAGAGTTTAGCACAGACTGATATGCTGTATCAGAAAAGTTTGATTAAGCAATGGGAAGCAAGGGCTATACAGCGAACAGTTATGTCGGAAATGACTTCTAGGCAGTTAATAAATAGGGTTATCCCAATGTATGAAGAAACTTTAAGAGATATTGAAAGAGAATTGAAGGAGTTATATTTACAAAACTCTAATGGACAGGTTTTAGATGTTGCAAAGTTAAGAGAGAAGTTAGTAGGCAATGATAGAAAA